GGCAAGCCGGTTCCTTACAGCAAAGAAAAGGCGCTCGAGCTTATTAACGAAATCAAGGGGATGGCGACTTTCGTTCTCGGGTCTGCGGACGAACGAGAATGGTTCCGTAAAGAATCTCAGAGGGGTTCGGGAAAAAACTTATTGACTGCCTCAGATGGCAGTTGACCTGGGGCAAAGATGTTGAATTCCTGCAAAAAAGAGCGGCAGCCGGTAAGCCGACTCCGGCACTTGAGAACATGCCGGAGCTTTACGAGGACCTTGGCGGCATTTGGGCCCTGTTCTGGCAGTTGCATAAATCGAGACAATCGGGCTTTGGGCCGGGCCCGCTTTCTATTCAGGATATCGTCGCTGCGATTGGACTCTATCAGATGCCTGAGCCCGTTGAATGCTTTGAACTCATAGTGGCGATGGACCAGGAATGGCTCAATTGGGCAGTAGAGCAGAACAGCAAGGAGAAATAACGCATGGCCGATGAGGCGGCATTACGACTGAAGGTTGACGCCACTGGCGCAATGACTGGCGCTGCGACCTTCGACCACGCTATGGGCAGGGTCCAGCAAAGAGGTTTAAACATATACTCCAAGTAGCGGAGAAACAACATGGCCGATGAGGCGGCATTACGACTGAAGGTTGACGCCACTGGCGCAATGACTGGCGCTGCGACCTTCGACCACGCTATGGGCAGGGTCCAGCAAAGTCCAGCAAAGCGCCCGACGCGCCATGATGGTCATTACTGCGATGACAGTCGCCAATGTCAAGGCCTTTGCAGGCTACGAGGAACAGCTTGCGAACGTCAGTACAATGCTCGACCAGCAGACTATGCGTTACCTTCCGGGATACAGCCGCGCAATGAAGGAAATGGCAATCGCATCCGGAGAAGGCACTTCGACCCTGAGCATGGGCCTTTATAACATTCTGTCGGCAAGCATTGACGCCGATAAAGCCGTAAGCACCCTCGATGCTACGGTTCGGGCGGCTAAGGCCGGTATGACAGACACCGGTACGGCCGGCTATGCGATTACTGGCATCCTCAATGCCTACGGACTCGCGGCCGACAAGGCGGGGCGCATTTCGGATATCCTCTTCGCTACCGTCAAGCGAGGACAGACGACATTCGGCCAGCTTGCACCGGTCATAGGCCGCGTCACGGCCATATCCGCAGGCGCTGGTATTTCGTTGGAGGAAGTCTCGGCGGCCCTGTCAACAATCACGCGAGGCGGTATCAGCACGGAAGAGGCTGTTACCGGCTTGCGACAGGCTATCATCCAGTTGCAGGGCCAGCAGGAAGGCGCAATCAACCTGGCAAAGCAACACGGCATCGAGCTTTCCGCGGAGGAGCTGGCGGCCGAGGGTCTTTCGGGTATGCTCGAAAAAATCAGCACACT